TAGTTTAAGAAATATCTTGTCAGGAACTGACAGGAAAAATCATGACGAACTGCCGAGGTTACTCGGAGTGATGACTCATGAAGCCCATCCCATCAGCTTTGCTGTGGGTGGGTAGTTCACGATAACATTCTCTTTTTAAGAGAAAATAATTAGATTATTAAAAAAGTTTTAATATGATTTACAATAGAGTTACAATTTGGTTCAAAGACAACCCAAATGCAAAAGAATTTGATACTTCAGTAGTTTCTAGTGACTACAATAAAGTATCCCTAACCGTTTCAGGTGATTATTTAATACTCTCCATGCACGGAGACAGTAATGTTCAAACAGAGGTACACCATTTAAGTACAATAAAGAATTGGATAACATATATGGCGTAATGTTTGTTGAGAGAACGGAAAAAGACGGTGTGATTACTTGTCTATTTAAATCGTCTAACATTCTTTCTTCTGATTATAATCAAGAAAAGAAAGAATTAATCATCACATTCAATGCTGGTCGTCGTTACACATATTCTAATTTAGAGTACAAAGATTATCTAAGGTTTGAGATAGCCGAAAGTCAGGGTGAGGTGTTTAATAAACACATCAAAAAATACCCCACTAAGAGAAATGAGGATGTAGACCCAACAAATTTGTTAAACAGAGTTTCAGAAATAATAAATGAGCAAAATAGAAAAACAGTATCTTAATCTTTTAGAGGATATTCTAAAAAATGGAAGAAAAAAAACCGACAGAACAGGAACAGGAACCAATAATGGTTATTCTTAATGATGCGGACAAAAATAACATAAAAAATATGTTACCAACTGCTACAAAATATTGTAGTTTTCCTGATACAATTCCTTTAGATAAAATTAAGGATTTTATGAAAATAGATTAAATCTGTTGAAAAACTTTTACGTCGTAAATTGTAAGACAAGGTCTATCTTCGGGTGATACTTCAGATTTAGTTTTGTAAACAAATATAGGACCTTCGGTATAAGCAATATATTGGAGGTCTTTTGTTTGCTCATCATGTCCTAAGAAAAGAACTTTAACATCTTCGTAACCATATTGTTTAAGAATATTATTAACCAAATACTTTAAATCTTCCCCCGAACAGTCTATAGCTTCTAACTTTGAAGCAATATCTTCTATATTGAAGTCATTAATACGTGACTCAATTAGTTTTTTGATTTGATGTTCTTTTAAAATAATCTTCTTTTTCATTCTTTTTAATAAATATCTCGAATATTTATAATGTAGATGAAAAAGGCTACACAAATAAAGGAAGTGAAGAAAGTCGCTAAAAGTAATAGGTCAATTGATTTGACTGGATTTAAAATGCAGGATGAACTTAACCCTAGAATATGGGATGAGAATCAAAAACTACAACCAGAAATTAGAAAAACATTACTTAAAATAGCTGATGACTATTTTGAGGGTTTAGAATTACCTGGTGTTGATATTGAAGATGTAACTTTTACTGGTAGTTTAGCAAACTACAATTGGTCTCAATATTCCGATGTTGATTTACATATCCTTATTGATTATAAAGACGTTCCTGTTGACGAATCTTTAGTACAAGACTTTTTAAAGACTAAAAGTACTGCATGGAACGATAGTCATGATATAAAAATTTATGGTTTTGATGTTGAACTTTACGTTCAAGATATAGCTGAAGAACATGTTTCCTCAGGTGTGTATTCCATATTAAGAAATGAGTGGATTATCCACCCAGAAAAGAAACCTATTAAAGTTGATGATGTTAATGTTAGATTAAAAGCTGAACGTATTATGGATTCAATTGATTCTCTCTATGATGAGATGAAAGACGAAAAGAAATACGATGATGTTGTAGAAAAATCTGATAAAATAAAAGACAAAATCAAAAAAATGCGTCAAGCAGGTTTAGATGAGGTTGGTGAGTTTTCTGTTGAGAATATGGTATTTAAGGTTTTAAGACGTAACGGTATGTTAGAGAGACTTTCCGACATCAAAACCGTTGCCTACGATAAATCTGTAACTCTTGAGAGTAGGAGATATTTATATAAAAACATTTAAAAATGACAGGAACAACTGAAGAATTATTATCCGCGTTATTACAATCACAGACACCTTGTCCTGATATCTGTAATAATGAATCACCTTACAATACTGGTGTTAATAGTATACAAAGTGGTTTACTTATTTCTGGGTACGAAAATGTACAAGGATATTTATACACAGTATCAGGTACGTCAGCTTGTGTTGTACAATACATTGACAAATACGGATATACAACAACATTAAACCAAGTAACAGGTTCAACAACCGAAATTTGTGTTAAAAAAGTAATAAGCAATACTTGTTCAACCTTTATTAAAGGTAGTGCTTGTTTCTAAGAAGATTAATCTAAACAAAAAAGAAAAATATGGGTAATTTAACTAATAAAGACTTACAAAGAATGAGAGAATTAATGGGTAATAGAAAACCTATTAATGAATCTAAATTAGTCTCAGCTGTAGAATTAATTAAAAAGTCACCAGACGGTAAATTTTACGGTGTTGTAAGAGAAAATAAAAAATATTTCATTAAAGAATCTACTGACGGTTCTAATTTCGATTTTATTGGTGGTGTTGCTAATAAAAACAAACACCAATTCGAGTCCTACGAACATGCAGTTAGAATTCTTAACTTAATGTTAGAAGATACTGATGTATTAACTCCTGACCTTATCGAAGAAAAGAAATTTGTTATAAAAACAAAAAAGAAATCTGAACCAGCAACCGATTTTGATTTCGGCGGTGGAGAAGGTGGTGGAAATGAAACCCCTGATTTTAACTTTGGTGGAGATGAGGGTGGAGATACACCTGATTTTGACTTTGGTGGTGGAGAAGAAGGTGGTGATACTGAAGAAGTTGATTTCGGAGGTGGAGATGACTTAGATTTAGAAGGTGGAGATGATGAATTATCCGATGAAGATGACCCAATCAAGAGTATCCAAAAAATGACTGGTAAATTAGGTCAAAAAATTAGAGATACTGAAGATATATCTTCAGATATGAGTAAATGGGTTGCCAAAAGTGTTCTTTCAGCTTTAGATTTAGATGGAATGGATAATGAAGATAAGAAAGACCTTATCCGCACCATTAAAAATGATGAAGCCGAAGGTTCTGATGAAGAAATTGACTTCATGGATGATGACGATTGTGTAAATTGTGATGGTTCTGGATATGATGAAAATTATGAAGAATGTGTTAACTGTGGTGGTACTGGTGAAGTAGAATCAGATGACATGGTTGATTGGAATTCAATGAGTCCTGAAGAAAAATCTGAATTTGTTCAAGCTTCTTTCCCTGGTGATAGTGAAAAACCTATGATGGATTGGGATGAAGATGCTCAAATAGGTAAATACGATGATTTAGTTTCACAAGATGAACCATATAGAAGAACTGGTGAATCACAATATATGTTATTCGACCCAGAAGAGGTTGATGTTGATTATATGAGTGATGAAGAAGAACTTTATGGTCCTGGTGATGAGACAATTGAACAAGGTGAGGAACTTTTGAATGATGAGTTACCATATTATGAAGATGAAAATCGACAAGAATATTTTGGTGACGAGGATTGGATGTCTGATGAAGATGAGACTTATCCATACTATGAAAAAAATACTGATTATATGTCTAAATTCGCTGGAGATGTTAAACGTGGTTTAAGTTCTGGCGGTAGAAATTTAGAAATGTATGAGTTAGATACACATTTAAGAAAAATTAAAGCCAAATTAGGTGGTAGAACTACACATATTGATAACAATATGGTTGTGGGTTCTTTCGGATTTGTTAAAGTAACTAATAACGGATATGAATTACACAGAGAGGGTGAAAGATTCCCTAGAACATTCAGATTTGATGAATTAGGTAAACTTAAAAACGCTTTAAGTGGTGTTGACTATATGGACTACATGGAAGATGATGTTCGTAACCCAGCTCCAGCACCAACTAAACCAACAACAAAACCTGATGTAAAACCAGGTAAACCTGGCACGGACAAACCAAGTCCAAGTAAACGTCCATTTACTCCCCCACCTCATATTACGCCAGGTGAGGAACCAGCTCCAAAGGCTAAAGATAAATGGTCAAGAACAAAACCTTACGATGAGAAGTATGTAGACTATCCTTACGAACACTCTGAAGGTGAATATGATTATATGGATGATGATGATAGTTGTCCAACATGTCAAGGTAGAGGTCATATGAGACAACCAATCGGTTTCAACAGAGGTAGTATTCCACAATGTACTGAATGTGGTGGTTCTGGTAAAAGATTTGTAGGTGATCAACCTAACATTAGTAGTGAAGATGAAATAACCGAACCTTATGTAAATAACCCTTTTGGTTACGAATCAAATAGTACATTACCTAACGGTTTAGATTATACAATAGATTATAAAGAGAAATTCAGTTTCCCTTTCCCTGTTGGAAATATTGATTATATGGATGATTTTGATGATATTTTACCAAGTAACAAAAAAAGATTTAGACCAATGAATCCAGCTCCAGCACCAACTAAACCTAGTACTAAACCTGATGTAAAACCAGGTAAACCAGGTACAGATAAACCAAGCCCTTCTAAGAGACCGTTTACTCCTCCACCTCATATTACGCCAGGTGAGGAACCATCTCCAAAGGCAAGAAATCGTAGATTCTAATGGGTAAAGAATTATACTTAATATATATAAATAAAATTGGAACTAACTTTAAAGGGGAACACATGTTTGAGTTCCTCTTTTCTGATAAAACCAATTTAGATTGGGATGAAAGTTGGTACGAATCTTCTGTTATTTCTGATAAGAATGATTTGACACCTGACCCAAGTTTTATTAAATTTGTAGGGAACTTAAGAACTAATGAATTAGATTTAGAATTAGTTCAAAATTCTGGAGTTTTCCAAGTTTACAACGCTGTTGAGGGTATAATTGCATTAGGTTGGGAAAAATTAGAAGACAGTGATGAAGACTACCCTGAAGAAAGATTAGTCTTTAGGTTTGGTGAAACACGAGAATCTGTTGAAGAGAAATTGTATTCTATAGATTTGGTGTTTAATAATACTGAAAGTAAAGTATCAAAATAATGGGTAGAAGATTAAGGGAGGTTGAAGAAACTTATGATGATAAGTTAAGGTTTATAGATGATAAATTAAATTCCTTAAATTTAAAATCTAAAGAACTAGAAGACCAAGTACAAAATAGTAAAGTTCAAGCTTCTGCAGCTCAATCCCAAGCGAGTAGAGCAGTAGGTGTTAATCCTGAATCAGAGGCACAAGATAAAAAAATGAAACAGGCTTTAGCGGCCAAATCAAGATCTGATATGAAATATTATCAGGACGAACTTCAAAAGCTTAAATCTGAAATTGATTTAGCTAACCAAGAAAAAGTTAACTTGCTGAACCAAAAAAAAATGCAAGGGGTTCAAAAAGAACAAAAGATGGCAAAAGTGAGTAAAGAACAAATTCTTAGAATGGTTGAATCGAATGAACCAGCTAGGATGAAAAAAAGAGAATTGATAGAAAGTATTTCTAACCTTATATTAAAAGAAGACATGAATGACGATATTAGACGTAAAATAGAGAGTGGTGAGAATGACTACTCCGAACATTTAGATGCTGACACAGTTAAAAGAATGGCTGACAGTATCATGAATGATGTAAGAGCCAACCTACAAGCAAGAATGGGTCGTGGTAATGCAAATATGGACCAAGCAAGTAGAGTGTTAGCCCAAGGTTTAATGGGGGCTTTACCTAAAGAAATGCGTCATAAAAGAGAATTAGAACAATTAGCCGTACAATTAGTACGTCAAGAATATGATGTTCCTGAAGATGTTGTAGATTTTGAAGCACACATTACTGGACATCCTGAAATGGGTGGTGAACCTATCCGTAAAACAGGTTTAAAATTGAGAAGAGGTAATAAAAGACCACCTCAAGGAAAAACCGAACAAGAATTAAAACCAAACATTACTAAACGTAGGTTAATGAACGCGATGATGCACGGTGCAGCACGTAAAGGTCAAAACTTGTTCCATATGGCACAGGACCAATTGAATCGTATCGACCCAAGTTTAGTACAAGATTATAGTAAGTTAATGGCAGGTAACGACTTCATGTATTGGGGTCTTGATGACCAAACCATTGCTAACGAAAGTGAGGGTGGTACACACGCAGGACAAGTTAGGGTAGATTTATCTGGCCCAAGACCAAAAGTAATTGCTCACGGTATGACTTTCCCTTTCTTATTACACGAATTAACTAAAGGTATATTAGAATTGATGTCTTTACATGGGTTAGATGCTGATAAAGAAACTAGAGACTATGTATTAGATAAAACAGATAACTTAGAAGCTGAACCTTGGGATATCCGTCTAGGGCCAAAAATTTGGGAGAAATTCCTAGAGGCACTTGATGTTGATGATTTACCTATGAAGAGTCATATCTTCAATAGATTAGCAACACTTCCACCAGCTGAATTCAATTCAATTGTACATGGATTATTAAACGACCAAGAACAAGCTAAAAATGCTGTTAGAGAATTAGCTGAAGAAGTTCGTAGAGAACTTAACCAAGAAGAAGTTGATTCAGCTTTAGGTCAATTCAGTGATGAAGGTGGTGCTGAAGAACATCCTGACGGTCCTCAAGAGGATGATGATGAAGATCCAGTGTTAAAAGGTCTTTTAGGTAATAAAGGAGAAGAACCACAAGGTGAGGAAGAATATGACGACCCTGAAAATTGGTCTAAGAGAGAATTGGAACAAGAAATTGATGCCGCTCTTGATGATGGTGACTATGATACCGTTAGAAGATTATCTGACATCCTTAATAGAAAATACTAAAAATATATCACGTTTAGGACCGTGATTGTTACGAGGTGAAAACCCTCACTAACCCGTCTGTTCGCTCCAGACGGGTTTTTTATTATGTTTTGATGGCGTTCTGATATTTATATAATAAAAGAACGTCATTTTTATGCCTAATATACCACAAAATAAAGGACAAAAATTATTAGAGATAGCCAAGTGTATCAAAGACCCTATCTATGCGATAGAAAGTTATCTCGAGACTTTCGACCAAACACAAAAAGGTTTTGTTAATTTTAAATTGTTCCCTAAACAGAAAGAATTAGTTGATTCTTATAGACGAGAAAGATTTAATATAGTGATGAAACCCCGTCAGGCGGGAGTATCAACTACAACAGCGGCTTATATAGCTGTTATGACGGCATTAGCCGACCCAAACAGTCCACAAAGGGTTCTTATTCTTGCTAATAAACAAGAAACAGCAATTGAATTCCTTAAAAAAGTTAAAGATTTTACATCACAACTACCCGCATGGATGAATGTGTGGGCAGGACCTGGTAGTGATTCTTGGTTCGACCCTGAAAAAAATTCAGCTAAACATTATCGTCTAAGAAACGGTTCTGAGGTTAAAGCGGTAGCAACTTCAATGGATGCTTTACGTGGTTATACCCCTACACTCCTTGTCATGGATGAGGCAGCATATATTGAGGGTGGTGAAGAAGTTTATTCAGCAGCTCAACCAGCACTTTCTACAGGTGGTAGGGCAATTCTTATTAGTACACCTAATGGTATGGACCCATTGTACTATAAAACCTACATGTCAGCTAAAACTAAAGAAAAAACAAACAATCCATTTAACATTGTTGAGATGAGATGGTTCCAAGACCCTCGTTACAACAAAGATATGAAATGGCAGAAGAAAAATGAGGCAGGTGAGGTTATAGAAGAGAAAATCGATATGGATTACTCTCATTTCACACAATTAGAAGAAGAGGGGTGGGAACCAACAGCACCTTGGTTTGAAATGATGTGTGGTCAGTTAAATAACAACGCTAGGATGATTGCACAAGAGTTATTATGTGCCTTCAACGGTTCTGGTGATAACGTTATTAACTCAAAATATATTGAATATCATAGAAAACATAATGTTCAAGACCCTATTAGAACTGAATGGTTAGATGGTGGTATGTGGATATGGGAAGACCCAATCCTAGGACATGAATATATAATGTCTGTCGACGCTGCGTCTGGTTCAGCTGACGACTTTGCATCTATTTGTATTACCGATTTCACAACAGGTAATCAAGTAGCTGAATACCACGGTAAAATAGCCCCTGATGTTTTGGGTGAGATAGCAACTGAATATGGTAATCGTTATGAGGCTTATGCTGTTGTTGATATTACAGGCGGTTATGGTGTTTCTTCTGTATTAAAAATGATTGAGTTGGGTTATCCAGCAAAAAGAATGTATTATGACCAAGTAATTGGTATTGATTCTGTTAATAATAATAAGAATCTAGAAAAACATATGAGAGATGGTAAATTACCAGGTCTCAACTTCCAAAAGAATAGAAATACAATTGTTACCAAACTAGAAGAATCTATACGTTTGAATTCGTTTAAAGTTAGGTCTGTTAGGGCTTTAGCTGAGATGGATACATTCGTATTTAAAAATGGTAGACCTGACCATATGAAAGGTTATCATGATGACTTATTAATGGCTATAGCTATGTGTTGTTTCGTTTCTCAAACATCGTTTAAGGATTTTGAGAAGAGTAAGGGTGTAGCTAAAGCGATGTTAGATTCTTGGGTTGTTTCTACTACAACAAATGAAACAATAACTGAATTAAACACAACTGAAAATAATTTCATGTCGATGAGAGGTGATTTGACAAATCACGTACAAACAGCAGACTCACCACATAATTGGGTATTTCTTGGTTTAACAGGTTTCAAGGATAAAGATAAAAATAGAAAAATTATAAAATAAAATGGCAAACCGAAACATTTCACAAAACAACCCATTTCAAGGTCAACCAAACGTAAGACGTGGAGCTGGACCTCAAAATTATAAATGGAAACCATTACCTTTTGAAAAAACTAGTAAGTTCATACCTAAAAGACAAGGTACGGTTACTTGTGATAATGTAATAGATAATGTAACTACATATGTGTATGACGTAATGCCAGACGGTAATCATTTGGCATACGTATATTGTGATTACGTTGTTTAACATTCACATTTATATTCATTGGTTTACCTTTAGAATGAATATTTATGTTTAATAACAAGTTTCGAAACTTAACAATTAATGGCAGATAATAAAGACTTAACAGTATATCAAAAGTTGTTCTACCTTTTTGGGCAGAATAAACCTACTCAAAGAGCAACTCCTAAATATAGTTTTAGTGATGGTGATTTAATGAGATCACAAGAGGAGTATAATAAACAAAAACTAGAACTACAACAACAAAACTATCTTGAAGCTCAATGGCAAAGAGTGGATAGTGAATTGTACCAAAAAGCAGTTTACTATGAAACATCAAGGATTGCGTCTTATATGGATTATGAGGCTATGGAGTTTACACCAGAAATTTCAGCCGCTTTAGATATTATGGCAGAAGAATCTTGTACACCTAGTGAACAAGGTAAAATTCTTACAATTCAATCAAATTCAAAAAGGGTAAAAAATGTGTTAGAAGATTTATTCTATAATATTTTAGATATCCAAACAACATTACCAATGTGGACCCGTAACACATGTAAGTACGGTGACAATTTCGTCTTCTTAAAAATTGACCACAAAAAGGGTATTATTTCTTCCGCTCAACTTACAAACATTGAAGTTGAACGTAAGGAAGAAGGTATGTTCACTCAAATACAAAAAGAGGGTGACCAAACACCAAAGAAAAGACAAGTTACTTTCCAATGGAGAGATAAAAATATGACTTTTAACCCATGGGAAATTGCACATTTCCGTTTATTGGGTGATGATAGAAGATTACCTTACGGTACTTCTATGTTAGAGAAAGCTAGAAGGATTTGGAAACAATTATTACTTTCTGAAGATGCGATGTTAGTTTATCGTGTTGTTAGAGCACCTGAAAGACGTGTATTTAAAGTCTATGTGGGTAATATTGATGACAAAGACGTTGATGCTTACGTAAATAAAGTTGCTAATAAATTTAAACGTCAACAAGTCACTGACCAAAAAACAGGTCAAGTTGATTTACGTTATAACACATTAGCCGTAGACCAAGATTATTTCGTTCCTGTTCGTGATCCTAACGCTCCGAACCCAATTGATACTTTACCTGGTGCATCTAACTTAGACCAAATTGCTGATATTGAATATATCCAAAGAAAATTATTAACAGCATTACGTGTTCCTAAACCTTTCTTAGGGTTTGATGAGCCAACTGGTGATGGTAAAAACCTTTCTTTATTAGATATTCGTTTTGCACGTACAATTAACCGTATTCAACAATCTATGATTCAGGAGTTGAATAAATTGGCAATTATACACCTATATATTTTAGGTTTTACAGACGATTTAAATAATTTCACATTAAATCTTACTAACCCATCTACACAAGGTGAGATGTTGAAGATTGAACAATGGAAAGAGAAAGTTCTCCTTTACAAAGATTTAGTATCTCAAGTTGATGGTGGTATTGCACCTGCATCACATACTTGGGCTAAGAAAAATATCTTCAATTGGACTGATGATGAAATTAAAACCGACCTTGAACAACAAAGAATGGAACGTGCAGCCTCTAAAGAATTGGAGAATACACCTTCCGTTATCAAGAAAACAGGTTTCTTCGAAAGAGTTGATAAATTATACGGTGATGGTACTGGTCCACAACAACCTACTGAAGAAGGTACTGGTGGTGGTGAAGACCTCGGTGGAGGTGGTGGAAGCTTCGGTGGAGGCGGAGGTGGATTTGATTTAGGTGGTGGTGAAGGAGAAGGTGAATTTGGTGCTGAAGGTGGACCTGAAATGGGTGGACCTGAAACCGCTGGAGAACCTGAGGTAGGTACTGAAACTGAATTTGGTGAAGGTTTCCGTAGTCAAAACAAAACTATTATTGATAAGTTATTAATGGAAGGTAGACGTAAAAATGAAGACATTATTATGATGACAGAAGGTATTAAAAACCTAATCGGTGATGATGATTCGGAAAACGAAGAAGAAGATGAAGATGATCTTAATTTATTAGAGAATTAATAATATTTATATCTAAAAGAGAAGTCATGAATTTTGGAAACATAAAAGACATATACGCTAAATTTTTAGTTGATTCATATTTGAATGAATCGAAACAAAGTAAACATAAGAAACATTATAAGAATTTCATTAAAATGATTTCTGAGAATCAAATTCTTAGAACACAATTCATTGTGTATAAAAACATTGAGAATGGTTACTTAACGTCTGAGGTTAGTGCGTCTGACTACTTAAAAGAAAATATTTCACTTTTTGATAAATTCTCTAAAAGAGATATTATTAGAGAAAATGAAAGGTTGTTATCTAAAACACCTTCTGATTATCTATTTGAACAAGGTTATGTTGGTTATACTGAGAAAAAGGAATTATATGAATCAATCCATAATTTAATTACTTTAGAAAAAAAGGCTGAAACTATTAATACTCTTCACGAATCTTTTGAATATATTAAAAATTGGTTGACAACGCCTAAAGAAATTGTTGAAACAAAGAAGCCTAAAGTTAACGCAAATAAATTCTTAAATGTTGCTGTAGAAAAGTATAACGAAAAATACTCAACACTAAGTGAGGAAGATAAAAAAGTACTTAAAACTATCATGTCCTCAAATAATGAGGAAAAAGAAACACTTTTAAAAGATATGGTTAAAGAATCCATAACTTTAATTAATAGTGCTCTTAAAGAATACGGTAGTAACTTAGAAGTTAAATCCAAATTATTAGAGGCTAAAGATGTAGTTTATAATATTGAATTTAATGTGGATACCTACAAAGAAGACATCTCTAAGATTTACGACTTAAAGAAAAGTTTAAGTTAATAACAATAAAGTTTAATCGGTTTCCAATGGCTAAATCAGATAATTTAAAAAAACTATACGAAATTGTTGAGTCTTTTGAGTCGCAAAAAAACCAAAACATGGGTGATGTGACACAATATAAAGAATTAAATGATAGGATAGATATTTTAATACATTCTGAATTAGAAAAAATTGAAAAAGAAAAAGATAATAAACGTAAACTTAAAAGTTGTGAGACTTTATTCACTGCTATTATAGGTATACTTGAAGCTACTAAACAAATTGTGTAATGTCAGAAGATTTTAAATCATTGTGGGCTGAATATTCGAAACTTGTACTAAAGGAATTGGACAGGATGAATTCTAATGTCGAAAACCTTAGAAGTGATTTTGATGAAAAGTTCAATCAAATAAATGAAAAACTTAGTGATGTTAAAAACACTGAGAAGGCTGTTACCGATTTAAAAATTTGGCAAGAAAAAGTAAATGAGGTATGGTCTCCTTCACAAATGAAAGAGGCTAAAGATGAAATTTATAAACAAAAAAATAAATGGATAGCTACAATAGCTATTTTAGCTTTCATTCAAATAATAATAGGAATAATCGTATCAATCAAAGGTGTATTATGACAACTGAAAAGAAAAAATGGTATCAATATATTAGAATACAGTTATTAGCTGACATTCTAAAAGAAAAAGGAAAATATTCTCAAGGTAGAGTTTATTTGTTAATATCAATTTTAGCTTACTATCTTACTTTAGGTATTCTAACACATAGTGGGATTAAAAAAGGTTCTGAAATTGATTTAGCAACATTTAATAACATCATAGATGCATTACAATGGTCAATGGGTCTCTTCGCTGGGTACGTTTTCGGTGGTAAGGGTATTGAGGCCTTAAAAACAATAATAGGTAAGTCTGACACCCCAAAAACAGAAGGAACTAATGTATAAAAGAAAACCCCGTTTGGGGTTTTTCTTTTTTATAGCGGTTTTCTAATTGAAGAAAAATCATTATAATTGATTATATAATAAATTTAAGCAAAATGGCAAAATTATGAGTAAAGTATTTTTAGAGTACATTTGGCTTGATGGTAATAAACCTCAAAAACTTCGAAGTAAAACTAAGGTGGTTAATGAGACTGATATCATTAATGCTGAAATTAAAGATTATCCACTATGGAGTTTTGATGGTAGTTCTACTAAACAAGCCGGTGATGAAGAATATGGTTTTAAAGGTACCGATTGTGTATTAAAACCTGTCTACATTGTTCCTGATCCCTTTAGAGAAAAAGGTCAACACAAATTAGTTTTATGTGAAGTTTACAATCCAGATGGTAAAACACCTCACAAAACAAACACAAGAAGTAAGTTAACAGAACTACTTAAAGAACTTAAGTTCAAAGAATATGATGCTAATTTAAAAGAAGTTCCTTGGTTTGGGTGGGAACAAGAATACATCATTACACACCCAGCAAACCAATCATCCCCATTTCAATTCGACGGGGGAATCCCATTAGGCTTTAACGCAAATCAAGAACACCCTAGACCACAAGGTGATTACTACTGTGGTGTTGGTGGATTAAATGTTATCGGCCGTGAAATAGTTGAGGAACATTTAAAAAAATGTGCTCAAATTGGGTTAAGTATTGGAGGTATTAATGCAGAAGTTTTAATAGGTCAGTGGGAATACCAAATTGGCCCTGTTACCGCTATTAATGGTTCCGACCAATTATGGATTTCACGTTATATTCTACAAAGAATTGCTGAAAACTATGGATTTGACATATCTTATCACCCAAAACCTGTTAAAGGTGATTGGAATGGTAGTGGATGTCACGTTAATTTCTCAACCAAAGAGATGAGAGAAAAAGGTGGACTTAAAAAAATATTAGAAGCGTGTGAAAAACTAGCGGAAAGACATAAAGAACATATCGATGTCTACGGTGAAGAAAATCATCTACGATTAACTGGTAAACATGAGACTTCTAGTATAGAAAAGTTCAGTTTTGGTAATTCTGATAGGGGTTCTAGTGTGAGAATTCCTGTACATACTTACACAAATGAAAAGGGTTATTTTGAAGATAGAAGGCCGGCAGCTAACTGTGACCCATATAAAGTTTCATTGGTGATGATTGAAACCGTATTCGATAAAGCCGGTATAACAGTACAATAATTTATGGTTTCATGAAAAGAGGGAAAGAAATCAAACTCAACCTACCTTACGAATATAATGTTATTTCAGGAGCAGTTGACAACAAAAATCCAGAGTCTATTTACATACAGATATCGGCTTGGGGAAAACCAAAAAACAAAGAAGAAGATAATTTTGATTCAATAATTAAAAACAAATCTAAAGTAGTAAAAAGAAAATTATATGAAGTTTTAGACTACAATCAATTTTTACCTAACGCAATAGTGGATTTTAATATGGCATCATCTGGTGTGTCCTACGATAAACGTAGTTTCATGTCAGTAGAACTGACCTTATTTCAAAAAACACCCACCCCCGTTAATTCCGAAAAGTTACTACCTACCCTTAACAAAATATCTGAAAAAATAATAACAGATGTTTTCGAACAGGATGAAGATTTTAAGTTTTATAGAAGAAAAGTTTAGAAACAAAAAACCCCGAGTAATAGGGGTTTTTTTATTATGCCTTAGGAGATTTTAATTGAAGTTGTGGTTCAACTTCGGCTAAGATACTTTTTTATCCTTTGAGAATTTGTAGATAGTGTCAATGAAACCTTTTTTCACTGAGTACTTAGTTTCACCTACGATAAGGTTTTCCTTATCTTCCTTTGAGATTTGTTCACACTTCTCAATTAATTCAGAGATAACTTCTTGGTTACGTTCAAGAACCTCGTTATTAAATTTGTAGGTTGTTTGTTCATCAACAACTTCTTCACCATATGTTTCTTTGAGATATTCTGCTCTTTCTTCGTTGATGTTCTTATACTTGTCTTGTACAACAACCATCACGGACGCACCCTGTTCTGATGCTAAAATGAATGATGATTCACGTTTACCTGTACGTTCAATAAGGTTACTAAATTCGGACATCCCCAAGTCACGAACATAACCATCAGCATCTTTAATTTCAGCCTCTAATTTGTCAATCTGTTCTTTTAATGTAGCTAACTTTACAAGTTTAGCATGGAATTCAGCCATCTCCACGGGAGATTCAAATTTTGGAATGACGTGAGATTTGTCATTAGATTTTGTTTTCTTCTCGGTTGATTTCGATTTCGCTTTATTAAACAGATTTGCCATATTGAGTTATAAATTTTAAGTGGTTAACAGTACAAAGATATAAACTTATTTCATTTAGGCAAAAAAAATCTCGTTTAAAACGAGATTTCTTCTAACTTACCTTCCACTTCAAAAGGGAATATTGGAATCCACTCCGTTATCTCATTGGCCATAGCTGGTTTACCACCTTCTTTTCTGTTTATAGCAATAGTGATATGTGGGTCTCTATTTTTAGTTACGAATTGAGTTTCAACTTTAACAGCAACCACCTTATCAGTATAACCAATATGTGTAACCAACAAATCAAATGACTGTCCTAATAATGGTCTATATTCTTCCTTAAGAGGCCCCATATTGATTGTCATATGATGAGCTAATAACTCCCATTCACCCTTTCTTAAGGCCTTTTTTAGGTCTTTATCTGTAATTGCGTTATCAAAAATATAATTCATCATTTCAGTTTTAGTTTTGTTTGTTAAAACAATACCTGAATAAGCAATTTTTCTTTTTGATTCACTCATTATCTTTTGGAATTTTTCTTTCTCTAACCTATCTTTTTCAATACCAATTTCTTTACCCTTAAATCCTAACTTCATTAATTCATCACCAGAAGTGGTAATACGATATCTTAAAAATGAATCAATTAACTTGTTTGGTAATCCCATGAACTGACCAAATGTTTTTAATGTTTCATCTTTCATTCTAATAGTATCAAACCTTTCACGTAATTTATAATGTGAACCACTTATTGTTTGATAGAATTTTATTAAGAAAGCAATCTCTCTCGCTTCTTCAGAAGTATACTTAAGATTGTTAACTAATGTTCTTTCAACCAATGTAGGGTCGTTACTTCTCAATAAAGAAGCTATAAGTACGATTGGATCCTTCGTCTCAATCAAAGGTTCTGTTGATACAACTAACCTACCAAATATCCAATCCCAAAGGTTGTATTTAGTAATTAATTGAATGAAATAACCTACAGATTGTGATTGTTTAATACCTTTAATAAATTCATCCCTAATTCTTTCTTGAGATAATGAAAGACCATTCCCACTTACTGGCGTTTTATCTTTCTTTATTGCATTTTGTATATCTTCATCTAATTCGGAACCTACACGGGCAGCAAATCTAAACGCTCTAAGTATACGTAATTTATCTTCATCGAATCTCTCAGATGCTGAACCAACAGTACGAACTACGTTTCTTTCAAGGTCACCAATACCACCAACTAAGTCAACTACTTCACCTTTATCGATATCATAGAAAAGAGCATTGATGGTTAAATCTCTACGTAAAACGTCTTGGTCTATTGAAGTAAATTCAACAGAATCAGGTCTTCTACCTGAACCAGTAAATTTCATGAATTCACTATACTCTTTAGGTAGTAATTCTTTAGCTATTTGTTCCCAGTTTTCCATTTTTATCTTGTTTAATAATTATATGTGAAGACCATCTATGTGGGAAACTACCAAAAGTGGCTAATTCACACTTTGTATCTTCACTATATTCTTCAATAGTTTTATCTATTATATTACGTAATTCAATTAACGAACCCTCAAAGTTAAAAGTTCCATTAATAGTTAAATCACCATCTCTATTTATATAGGTTGTTTTATTTTCGTTCATTTTAATTTCCATTTATAACCACCACATTTATTTCTATTACCATTTATTACTGACCAAATATTACCTTGACTTAAACCAAGATGTTCGGCAGCGTATTTAGCACTCCTCCACTCTTTTATCACCTTACCTTCTTTATCTAATTGTAAAACTGACTGTGCATTCCAACTCACAGTACCCTTTTTACTTTCAGATATTTTTTTCTTTGTTTCTTCACTATGTTTAGATCCCTTATGTCTATTATTACCAATAAGTGATTTACTAATTTTATCTCTAAATTCTTTAGTCCTCATATGTGACCTATCCATTTTTTTAGAAACCTCAGATATTTTCCTTTTAGCCTCATCACTATGTTTATGACCCATAGAACCTACATCACCACCGATTGTTAGATTAGTTAATTTATGTCCGTTATTTTTAAACTCACTAATCCAAAACACCTCACGTTCGTTTAAAATGTATAAATCACATTCTTCTAAAATTTCTATTTTAACATCGTTTAATAAACCCTTATCTCTTAAACCAATTAACCAGCTATTTTTATGGCTAATACTTTTATCAATATCATTTAAATGTCGATATAATCTAACTTTAAGTTTTTGTATAGTTTTACCGATATATCTACATTCATTATTTGTTGGATCTATTAATTTGTAAATGTAACCTTTTTCCATGATATTTTATTTATAAATATCATGATATTTCTGAATGTAGTTATTTCATTTTTAGTTTCTCTAAAAATAGTTCATAACTACCGTTATTTAACGTTTTCAAATACACTAAAAAAGAACTCATACTTTTATCTTTAAAAGATAAATCACGTCTAAAAGTAGCTATTTCATACTGACCATCTTCGGTAACCACGTTAACAATAGCAAACTGTTCACCCATATCAATGGTACGATACATACGTAACATAGATTTAACTTTATCTGGTGTTGCATCTGTGGCTAGGTCAAAATCTTTAGGTTGATTACCCATTAATAAATCTCTAACAGCTCCACCAACAACGTATAATTCATGACCGTTTTCTTTAAAAATACGATTCATCCTTAATACGGATTCGGGTAAATCCATACCTATCTTCTTTCTTACAATTTCCTCTTTCAATAAATTTCTAACCGTGTTCCTCATATATTGTAAATATCAATATTTATGGCATATTTATAAATAAAATCTACACATGAAAATTTTAAAACCAGGTGAAACAAACGTAAAAGGATTCCTAGTGGAATACGATTCAGGTTTCATATCACCCAATTTAGAATACAAAGGTAAGAAAAATTTAGATTTAATTAAAGAACATCTAACTCCAATGAGTTTCTTAAATGAATTTAAATCAGGTACCAATATAGGCAAAGATGGTAGTTTACCAGATGTTGTTATAGTATATGCTGTATTACAAAAATGGGGTGTTGAAAATAAAAACGGAAGAATATATCCAAAAGAAATTCTCGAGAGAGAAAATAAAAAATATCAAGAATACATTAAGATGGGAACTTCTCTAGGTGAGTTAAATCACCCAGAGTCTTCAATTATCGATGCTGATAGGGTTTCACATAGAATTACTGAAACTTGGTGGGAAGGTAAAACCTTAATGGGTAAATTAGAATTAGATACCACACCTGGTTATCATAAACTTGGTGTTATTAGTTCTGTTGGTGACAAAGTTGTCAACATGATTAGAAAAGGGTGGACTGTTGGTATCTCATCTCGTGGTGTTGGATCCCTTAAACAAGAAGGTGGTAAAAATGTAGTACAAGACGATTTCGAATTAATCTGTTGGGATATCGTTACATCACCATCGACTCCAGGTTCTTGGATTTCTACTGATGACGGTGATTTAAAACAATTTACAGAATCCTATAGTAGAGATAATAATTGTAATGGATATACATGTCAATGGAATTTAGTAGAAGGATCATCTTCAATAACAATACCAAGTGATACTATTTTTAACGTACAAGGTACAAATAGAGATGTTAAATTATTAGACGGGTTAAACAAATTTTTAAAATGAAAAAAGTAGTTAGACTTAAAGAAAATGATATTGAGAAACTCGTTAAGAAAATCATCAGAGAAAATGATGAACAGTTGGGTATGGATCCTGAAGAAGAAGAATTTGGGGAGGAAGATGAAGATTACGGACAAGGTTATGAAATGGGGGAAGAATTTGCAGGAGGACTTTTAGAAGAAATTCAATCTATTAGAGATAATGAAGAATTACTAGATACAGCTTTAAGAGGTTTTATAGATAGTTTTAATGCGGAAATGGAATCCAACGGAATTAACTTAGAACTTTCACACCTAATGCAAGGTTGGAGAGAAGGTATGGTGGAATCTTATAAGTTAAAAAATATTATTGACTATAAGAGAACTAAACGTAAAAAATAGATATTTAAATTGCGCAGCTGCGCTTTTGCAAAAGCAGCTTAGCAAGCAGCAAAAGATCAAAAAATTAAAAAATGGAAAATAGAATTAATAGACTTATTTGGGAAGCAAAAAATCAGGAAAACCTGTAAATCCTTGGGCTATTTGCACATCTTCAGTTGGTGGTAAAATTGGTGACACCAAAAGAACTGACTGGACTAAAGATCAAAAAGAAAGATATGAAAAATGTGTTAAAGATGTTAAGAAAAAATCTCCAATAAAAGAACATCATGGTGAAGATTGGAATCCAAAGATTTTAGATATGTCTTTAAATACTTTCTTAGATAAACTTAAGAATATTGATAAGTCTGGTTATGATAGAATAGAAGATATTATCGATAGAAATAAATCCAAAATTGTTAAGGAAGGTAGAATTAATGAATATGGTGGTTACGATGATCCAAGTATGTACGCTAGACACGCTGGTTCTTACATGGGTAACGTAAAAGATGGGTATAATGCTATCGCAACAGTTTTAAATCATTTCGATAAATTAAGTGCTGAGATATTGGATGATAAATTACGTAAAGAAGTTGAAAAGTTTCTACTCCAAGTTCAAAATCCTTTAACTAGTTTAGGTAAAACAATTATCGATACTGAGAAAAGACATATAGGAAATCTTAGAGGTGGAAGACCAACTCCAAGACCTGAAGAAGGAGAGTAATAAATAAAAATACTATAAATAGGGGGATATGATTTACATATCCCCTTATTTTTTTTACTCTTAATTCAACATAAACAATCAAAAATTTTAAAAATGGATAGTGTAGTAAAGTACTTCTTAGTGAAAGTAGAATTTGAAACCATTAACGAGAGTAATGGAAAACAAAAAAAGATTAAAACACAGTATCTTGTAGATGCTATGACGTGTACTGAGGCTGAAGCTCGTGTACGTACGTATTTGAAAGATTCTGTAATGGATTACGAAATTGTGAGCACAGCGAAAAGTCCTATTGAGGACGTAATTCAAGTTCCTGTAAAAGCTTAATGACGATATTTTTTAGGTAAACCAACACGGTCAGCTAAATCTTGGAATATTCCTCCATGATTTCTTGCTTCTTCATCTTCGATACCGTGTGCCGCATGAATTAATTCATGTTTAATAATATCTTCAACGTAATCAGTGTCATTTAAGGCCTTGGGGTGTATTTTCATTACTCCAAGGTCTTTTTCATTTTCTGGGTGTTTAAAAGCACCTATCTTTCCGTCTTTAATATTATCATCAACTTTGATTACAATATTATCACCGTTAACAGGTTCTTCACCTGTTAAGTCTTCGTAAGCATCCTCAACGTCCTGTTGAATCTGATCCTTCATATAAGAAACTTTTCTAGTAGCTTTTGGATATTTTGAATTCTTATCCAATTTTTTTTGCATATAGTCTGCCTTATCAGAAATATCGTTTTTTGTACGATTTTCAACGAATTCTCTTAGTACTCTTTTAATATTGTGTCTCATTTACAATAAATATCTTTCTTTTTTAATAAAATTTTTTTCTTTTTTCTATTGACTCTTTGCACTTTGCGTGTGGCACACATATTTATATGACGGAGCGCTGCAAAGAATATATTAAAGCAAGGAATAAACATATTGTCTGGTTGTGGGATGCAGTCGGACACAAAACAAAAACAGGAGGAGGCGTTACCATTAGGTGAGTCTATGATTCCTGAAGCCCAACCTATCGCCTCTGGCGTGGGTGGGTAGTTCACTAATGAAATCTTGCACCTAATGTGCAAGTGATAACCATTAAAAAGAAAAAATAGAAAATGGCAAAAGAAAAAAAATCAATTATTGAGGAAGCTCTTCTTGAGGCTGAACAAATTGACGCCACTTTCAAATCTAACGCAAAAGAAATACTAGCTCATACAATGAGTTCAGAAATTGAAGAAATGGTAAAGGAATCATTAACTGGTTCGAAAAAAAGAAGATTGAAAGAAGACGAAGAGGAAGAAGAAACAGATTTAAACCTTGATTTAGATTCTGACGAAGGTTCTGAAGATTTAGACCTAGATATTGACACTGAAGAAGGTGACGATGAAGGTGCTGAAGATTTAGACTTAGACGATGAATCTGAAGATGGTGAAGAAACTGAGGAAGATGAGTTGGATTTAGATTCTGATGATGAAGGTACTGAAGATGATTTAGACCTTGATTTAGGAGGAGAAGAAGACTTTGACCTTGGTGGTCTTGACTTAGGTGGTGAAGAACTTGAGGGTGGTATGGATGTCGACACTGTAGATCTTACAGGTGCTAGTGACTCCGATGTAATCTCCGTTTTTAAGAAAATGGGCCCAGAGGATGAAATCGAAGTTGTTAACGACAACGGTATGGTTACTCTCAAAGACAACAAATCTGGTTCTGAATATAGAATCGAACTTAACACTGGAGCAGGTGTTCCTTCAGTAGAAACTGAAGAACTTCAACTTGGTGAAAGTGAAGAAGAAGTAGATTCTGAAGAGGTTATCTATGAAATCGAAGTAGATGATGAGGATGAAATGTCTGACTATATGGAAATGGAAGACGATATGTCTTACATGAATATGGGAAGTGAAGATTACATGTACAATGAACACCCAGTTTCCGATGAAGATGCGGTTAACGCAATGGGTCGTGAAGATGAAATGTCTGACTACATGTCACGTACTTCTTATAATCAAGGACCTAACAACAAGCCTTTCCACAGAGAAGAGGGTACTGGTCATAGAAGAACTCCATACACAGGATTGGGTGAATCTACAAACCTTAAGACTCAAAAACTCATCAAAGAAAATACAAACTTAAATGTTAAAAATTCAACTCTTGAAAGTGAGAATAAAGAATTAAAAGAAAACCACGAAAAAATGGTGGACGCTTTAAAACAATTCAGAAAGAAACTTCAAGAAGTGGCTGTGTTCAACAGCAATCTTACTTACGCTGTAAGACTATTCACTGAAAATTCAACTACAAAAGAAGAAAAGAATGAAATTCTTAAAAGATTAGATTCTGCTAAGACTTTAAAGGAATCTCAATCTATTTATAAGCAACTTGTTAAAGAATATTCAAATGGTAAAGCTCCTATTAAGGAATCTGTTGAAGAAAAAATAAACAAGACTGCAACTAGTGGTTCTGCACAAATCAGTGAACAAAGCGTTTTTGTACACCCTGAGTTACAAAGTATGAAGAAACTTTGGGAATATAGTTACAAAAAATAATAATAAAATAAAAACAAAAAAAAAACCAATTTAAAATGGGATATTTATTAAAATCAGGTGAGGTTGGAAATATCGGATTAAAACACCAAAAGGCTATCCGTGAGGCAACCGTAAACAAATGGGATTCATTAGGATTCCTAGAAGGTCTTGAAGGCCACATCAGAGAGAACATCGCTTTGTTATATGAAAACCAAGCATCAGTTCTTATTAACGAATCTACACAAGCTACTGGTGGTCAATCTACTGGTTCTTTCGAAACTGTAGTATTCCCTATCATAAGACGTGTGTTCTCTAAATTATTAGCTAACGACATCGTATCAGTTCAAGCATTGAACTTACCTATCGGTAAATTATTCTACTTCATCCCTAAAACGGCTGATAGAAACGTTGACGGTACACACGATTCAATGTTCGTAGCAAACTGTGTTAACTGTTCTGAGTCTACATTCTCAGATTGTATGAAGAATCTTTACGATATTTTCTACAACGATGGTATGTATGATAACTCTAAAGGTGCTATCACAGTAGTAGCTGCTACAGGTACAGCAGTAACTTGGACAGCTTGTACAACAGGTCATACCATGGAATTTGCAGCAGGTAAAACTCCAGCAGCAACTGACGGTACATTACGTCACCAAATCATCGAAGTTAAAGGTTTCTCTTCTTCAGCTCCTGGTCGTTTAATCGGTCCTGATGGAAATGAAATGGATACAGAATCTTTCTTAGCTTCATTAACTGTTGTAGCTAACGCTAACATCCTTGACCCAGATGGTCAAACTATCTTGTCAGTAGGTGACACAGTTCCTTTCCGTTTAGTAGCTCAAAAATACGGTAGAGGTATCGTAGATTACGGTGATATTTGTTCTCCTGATGGAAAACTTTACATCGAAATCGATTTAACTCACCCAACTTGTGTTTCTTGTTCAAGAAACACATTCGATGGATACATCGGTGCTAACTATACAGCAACAACAATCAACAACTCTAGTATGTTAATCACTTTCAGACAGTACGCTGACCTTGAAATGGAAGACAGAATGGGTGAAGTAACTTTCGAACTTGAATCTGTAACTGTATCTGTTACTGAACGTAAGTTGAGAGCTACATGGACTCCTGAATTAGCTCAAGACGTTAGTGCATTCCACAACATTGATGCTGAGGCAGAATTAACAGCATTGTTATCTGAACAAATTGCAGCTGAAATCGACCGTGAAATCTTGATGGATTTACGTAAAGGTGCAGCATGGCAATTACGTTGGGATTACAACGGTTGGAAGCGTTTACCAAACAACAATGGTTACACTCAAAAAGATTGGAACCAAACGTTGATGACAGCTATCAACCAAATTTCAGCTCAAATCCACAAAGCTACATTGAGAGGTGGTGCTAACTTCGTAGTTGTATCTTCTGAAGTATCAGCAGTATTCGATGATTTAGAATACTTCCACGTATCAAACGCAGCTCCTGAGCAAGACCAATATAACATGGGTATCGAAAGAGTTGGTTCATTAAGCGGTCGTTACACTGTTTACCGTGACCCATATTCTCCTTCTTACTCTGTGTTAATCGGACACAAAGGTAAGTCATTGTTAGACACTGGTTACATCTACGCTCCATACGTACCGATGCAGTTGACTCCTACAATGTACAATCCGTTCAACTTCGTACCTGTTAAAGGTATCATGACTCGTTACGCTAAAAAAATGGTCAATAACCGCTTCTACGGGCATATCCGTGTAGATGGTTTAAGAACATTTGACGTAAGAGAATTAAGATAATCTTAGTTGAATAAGATAAACAAAAATTAAAGGGAGACTAAGTCTCCCTTTTTTTATACCCTATTTACAACAAACGTTATTACGGTTATATTTATAATATATGAAACGTAAAAAATTTTCACAAGAAGAAGTAAATAAAATTATTAAAATGTATACTGAAGAGTATAAAGGTACGCCTACAATATCTGAAGAGTTTAATTGTTCTAAAGCTGTTATTAATCGTACATTACGTGAAAATAATATACAGTTAGGCCCTTCTGGTCGTAAATGGACTGGTGGTAAAGAAGTTGCTGATAAAAAATGGAGAGAAAAGAATAAAGATAAAATAAACGACTACCATAAAGAATGGTTTCAAAAAAATAAAGACCATCGTAAACAATACCATAAAGAATGGCGGGAGAAGAACAAAGAAACCTATCAAGAATATCGTCGTAATTACGAAAAAACCAAAAAAGATTCCGACCCAAGTTACAGATTGGCAAGTTATACCCGTACAGCAATTTATACTTGTTTAAAAGAACGTAATATTAACAAGTATAAAAATACATTTGATTTATTACCTTATAACTTGGAAGATTTAATAGTACATTTGGAAAATAAATTTCAAGATGGTATGAATTGGGAAAACTATGGTCAATGGCATGTTGACCATATTAAACCAATGAGTTCTTTTGTTTTTGAAAATTTCGAAGATAAAGAATTTCAAGAATGTTGGTCGTTAACCAATCTCCAACCATTGTGGGGTCAGGAAAACTTGTCTAAAGGGTCTAAAATTATTTAATCTTCCTCATCATAGATATCACTGTTATCCCTATAAGCTTTTAAATTAGCCAATTCAATAGAAATTCTTTTATTTTCGTCATTTAATATTTTAATATCTTCTAACTTTTCGGAAAATAAGTTAAACCCGGATTCAATAATAGTCATTTCATTGTCAGTTAAATCTTCTAAACTAACTGATATTTTATTAGCCATCAACTCAATATATTGTTCTTTAAGTGATTTAAATTTCATAAGACAAATATATGAATTATTTTTAAAAAAACCTTATATTTATAATTATGAAAGACTTAATATATAAAATATTAAAAGAATCGGAATTTGATTGGTTACCAGATAGTCCTTTTGGTATCGACGATAATTTAATGAATTATCTGATTCAAAACTATCCTGTTGGTAAATACCGTGAAAGTGCTGCAGAATTTTTAGGTGACAAATATGTAATGGTAGATGAAAAGCCATATCCACTTGAAAATCGTAAAAAACAAATAACTAATAAAATTTATTGGGAGGTTGTTGATGAATTTCCTAATGTAAACGAACCTGTTTTAAGAAGAACAATTAAAACGTTTTTAAACAATGCCGCTGGTAATTAAATGTTGCCACATATTACCATCCCAAAATTCTAATCGATGCAGTTCTTGATTCCAAATTACGGTTCCAATTGCGTGCAATCTACCTGTAATTCGCATATCACCATCAGCATCTAAAACAAGTCTTTCTTGACCCCCTAAATTAACTTGCCACATGTTTGGGTATGTATCGTTTGTAAGTGGGCCACCGATGGTTATTACATCACCTAAATCGATATCATAATGTAATTCCTCCGAACATAATATAAGACGGTGTTTTTTAATTCTTTTTTTAATCACAAAGCAAAAATAAAAATGGGAAGTACTTTTGTAAATACTCCCCATTCTATTATATATTTGTTAAATCTATTTATTCTACCTCTAGCTATAATAAATTAGAATTTCCTTTGTAAGTATCGTCTTTAATACCTCTTTCTTTTGCCAACTCTTTGTTGGACTTACCTTTGAGAGTTGTATTAACAATTTTCATAACATCTTGTGGGATAACTTCCATCAATTCCATCATACCCATAGCGTTCAATTGAGCGTCTTTGGAGTCCCAAATGGTTGTAGCTGACTGACCAGTTTTGGTTTTATCGTGGTGGAAAGCTACTTTTGAATAGATGTTATCACGAGTTTGTTCTTCTTTAACTCTCTTGTCGATTACATACACAAGAACACCGTTCTCAGTATATTGGTTGAAGTACTTCTTGAAATCATTTGATTCAGAAGCCACACACCACTTAGTAGACTTACCGTAAACATTAGAACTACGAGAAGTAAGTGGTTGGATAACTAAGAAGTTATTATCTTCATGGAGAGTCACAGTTTCAAACTTCTTAACTTGACTCTTAGTTACTTTTTCACGAGCCAATTTTATTGTGTCGACAATTTCTTGGTTAGAACCATAGGCGTAGATATCCTTGTTCTCCAATAAATTCTTTTGTGATAATTCTTCAAATTCTTTCACAATGTCAAACATTTCTTTAAATGTATTGGTCTTAAGTTCTTCTTTTAACCAATCAACCCAAGTCTCTGCTTGTTTAATCATGAAAGGAAGATATTTGTTTGTAGCTGTAGGATCGTTCTCAGCTAAAATTTCGATAATATCAACACTAAACTTAGGATTTTGTTCTTTTAGGTCTTTCTTTTTTGCCATAATTCGAAACGGTTATTCTTTTATTTGATTACAATATTAAAATTACTAATTTGATTTGATTGTGTCAACAATTACACGACATATTCACTTAAATTAATTTCAATGCCTGTTTGTTTTTTAATAGTCCAAGAAATATTATGGAAGGCTTTATAAACATGACCTGCATGTTGTAAAGATGAACTATATGGTGATACCCACATAAATTGTCCTCCACTCATGTGATGGGTGTTAACTCTAGTTAATTTCCATCCTTTAAGAAATTTATCGACAATATCTTTTTGTGGTTTTGTGAATTTTATCTTATAAACTGATAAAATATTATTTAGTTGACAATTTTCTTTCACTTCCATAACACAAAGATAGTGAATTTTATTCATTTACCAAATATTTATAGTAAAAGAAATTTCATGAAAAAGGTAATTAGACTTAAAGAAAATGATATAGAGAGACTTGTGAAGAAAATCATCAAAGAAGATGATGGCCAACCACAAGTAGAAAAGAAAGAAAAAACACCAGAACCGATTAGAATGCATCAAGTTGGTGATGGAGTTCTTCCAACAATAGATGATATTATATTAGCAATCCAAAAGGCTAAAATGTCTTTCGAATCTTTGGTTAACACAAAATTAACAGGTAAAGAGGGTTACGTAAAAGAAATTGATGGAATTGTTAATGACTTCACTAAACTTGAAGATAAGGTTAGAAAGTCTAAAGAAAAAATTTCTTCATTCGTAATCCAACAACGTGAAAAAAAGAAAGTTGATCACATGGCTCACAGAAAGATGGAGATGAGAAACAAAAGACGTGAGGCTGAAGATAATGGAAACCTATACGCGTATTAAATAACGTGAGGCCGAAAAGACGGTACTATCACGACAATATAAAAACAAAAACAAAATGGAAGTAAATTTTCAAGGTAATAAGGATATCATCCTTGTACAAGAACAAAAAGTAAGTGTTAACAAATTAACTATTAATAGAATGGTTGATTTACCAGCACAAAAAAAGGTTGTAGTTTTCGTAAAAGAAATTCCTAAACCAATTGTGTTATGGGAAGGTGATGCTTATGATGCTGCTGGACAATGGAGTGATGCTGATGTCGCTACTAGGTTACAACAAATCTACGGAGCTTAATCAATAGACTTTACATAGGGAAATGTGTTTGTATTTTTATAAAGACGGAGCGTAAAACCAAACCATCTTTAGTGGTTTGGATGTAAGCGACAAAATTTGTATATTTGCATTGTCAGTATAAGACATTAAAACCTCGTAAGGGACTTGCGAGTACACGAGTGGAGCAAAAATAAGACTTCTAACTTCTTCGGAAGCAGTAAGCACAAGCTATGAA